GAGAGAGATGATGTACCATTCATTTCATTCGCAGATAATCCATCGAGAAGTAAAGAAAAAATAGATGAGTTGTTTTCAAAAACGGCGCCAAATCAAGACCTTGCACATTGTTATTTAATTCCAAATAGAGAAAAACAATGGTGGGCAGATAGACTTAAAGATTGTGGTTGGGATGTTGGTGACCTTTGGTATAATCATGTATTTATCAACCACCCAAGACCACGTTATACAACTAACAAAGTGTATAGTAAACAAGCAGAAGGATTCTCTTTATTAGATTTAACAGTTAAAACTTGGAGTTAATGATTTACGATAATTTAAAGAAAAATAAAAACAATATAGTTGAAGTAAAAAATAAAGTAATAATTTATTTTGTTAATGGTCCATACGTGGAAGTTCAGGGAAACATAAGTTCTGATTATACAGTTGAATTTATAGATAATAAAAGTGGTAAAATTTATTATTCAACTACAATTAAAAACAATATGTGGACAAGGTGTAGTATAGAATATTTTGTAGAATGGAAGATAAAGATTTATGAAAATGGAAAATTGTGGTATGAATATCTTTACGATGCAAAAGATAAGCGTGTATATATAGCAATAGATTCAAAGGCATTAGGAGATTCATTGGCTTGGTTTGCGTATGTAGATGAATTTAGAAAAAAACATCAATGTAAAGTAATAACTTCAACATTTATGAATCATATGTTTATTGACCAATATCCTGAAATATCATTTGTAGAGCCAGGAATAAATGTAGAAGGATTATATGCAATGTATAAAATTGGATTGTTTTATAATGATGATAGTGGAATTAATCTTTATAAAAATCCAATAGACCCAAAAGCACAAACAATGCAAAAAATGTGTTCTGATATATTGGGATTAGATTTTGTAGAAGTAAAACCTAAAATTAAAAAAAGAAATTTACAAATAGACCCAACACTTAAACAAGTTTGTATTGGGGTATTTGGTACAGCACAATCTAAATTTTGGAATAACCCAACAGGATGGCAGACCGTTGTAGATTGGTTGAATAACAAAGGATATACGGTGAAATTACTTTCAAAGGAAGGTGATGATTATATGGGAAACAAATTACCAAAAGGAGTAGTTCAGCATCCAAACGGTCCTTTAGAATTGGTTATGGATGAAATGTTAAAATCAAAAGCATTTATTGGTATTGGTAGTGGATTGAGTTGGTTGAGTTGGTCACTAAATGTACCAACTGTTTTGATAAGTGGATTCTCATACGATTGGGCAGAAATGAAAGATTGTATAAGAATTGCTGCACCAAAAGGAAAATGCGAAGGTTGTTTTAATAGAATAAGATTAGACCCATCCGATTGGAATTGGTGTCCAGACCATAAAGGTACTGAAAGACAATTCGAATGTACAAAATCAATAACATCCGAATCGGTAATAAAAGAATTGGAGAAATTTTTGTAATGAAAAAGATTTGGGTAAATGGAACGTTTGATGTATTACACATTGGACATATTAGACTTATATTACACGCAGCATCTTTAGGTATATTAAGGGTGGGCATCGATACCGATGAAAGAGTTCGTTCAAAGAAAGGAATAGAAAGACCTTTTAATAAATTAGATGACCGTATGGAATTCTTATCTGCAATTACCGGTGTTGATAGTGTTGTATCGTTTGGTACGGATGATGAACTTCGTAATTGTATAAAAGATTGGGGTACGGATGTAATGGTTATTGGTGGTGAATACAAATATAAAGAAATAATAGGATTAGAGAATGTACCTAATATTGAATTTTTTGAAAAAATAGAAGGATTTAGTACAACTAATATATTAAAAAACAAAAAGTAATATACTTATATATATAAAAACAAAAACAAAAAATTTATGGCAGAATTAGATAAAATTCCACAAAAACAATCAATTGAGATTGAATTGGTAAAATTGGATGAAAAAGTATTAGAAAGTATCAATGAGTTGAATCAAAAAGCTGCGGCAATTATTCAAGAATTTGGAAAAATCTACGTTAGAAAAAAAGAAATTGAATTAGATATAATGTCTATGGATGACTTTTTAGTAAAAGGACAAGAAGAATTATCAGCTACTAATAAAGAATTAAGAGATATACTTGATGCTTTAGATGAGCAATATCCTCAAGGTAGAATTAATTTACAAGATGGTACAATTCAGTATCAACCTGGAGCACCTACTAGAAAACAACAAGCTGAACAACAGGCACAACAATCCCAACAACCTGTTAGTTCTGGTATGAAAGTTGTAAAAGAATAATATCCAATATTTATATAGTAAGAAAACTATATGAAAGGATTAGCAAAATTTTTAGTAGAAACAATATTGGATGAAGCGGCTGAAATGGACAAAGTAGTTGTTGTCTATTCTGGCCGCTTTCAACCATTCCATAAGGGACATTACGCAACTTATGAAAATTTAATACGCAAATTCGGAAAGGATAGTGTATATATCGGAACTTCTAATGTTACCGATTCAAAAAAATCTCCATTTAATTTTAAGGAAAAGAAAGTAATAATGATGCAGATGTTTGGAATTCCATCATCTAAAATTATTAATATCAAAAATCCATATAGACCGGAAGAAATACTAAATAAGTATGATTCTGATACAACTGGCTTAATTGTTGTAGTTGGTGAAAAAGACCAAAACCGATTAAGTGGTAAATATTTTACTCCATATAAAGGTAAAGTAGAGCAAGGATATCTAGATAAAGGATATGTGTACGCCTCACCAGCTCAACCTAATCCTATTAGTGGTACTGATGTTCGTTATTGGTTAAGTGCTGGTAGTGAAGAAGAAAGAAAGAAAAACTTTACAAAAGCATACCCAAAGTTTGATTCTCAAATATTCAAATTAATTACTCTTAAATTAAAAGGATTAAAAGAATGCATTAACGAAGAAATTAAACTAAACGTAAAAGTTGGTGATACTTTGTTGATGGGTAAATTTAAAAACAAAAAAGTAATTGTTAAATCAATAGGTGAAGATGAGTGGGGAATGCCAACAATCAATGGTAAAAAAGCCGTAACATTTAGAATTCCTAAAAAAGAAGAATTAAAAGAAGCTGCATCTAATGCAGGATTTAGTGGAACAGATGAACCTGATACATCATTTGTAGCAGATAGACAAAAACGAATATTAAATAAAACTAAACCTGAAGGTTGGTATAAGCAAGGTGGATACACTCAATTAGATAAACCCAAAGCGGATAATATGAGAGGAGTTGGTAAATCAAAAGATACTGAAACTCAATTTAGAAAATCATATTACAAAATAAATAATGTAGAAAAAAGTACATTAAACCCAGCGGATGACCCACATAAAGTTGAAGATTGGAAAGAAGTAAAACCTAAAAAGGCAGTAAAAAAACCTAAAAGATTTTGGGAACTTCCTGAAAATCAAAAAGATACAATAATTTCAAAAGAAGATATTAAAGAAATAGTTGAGGATTTTGATAACCTATTGGATGAAATAGGATTAGGTGGTGGAGCTGGTGTAGGTTTAAGTTTACCTGGTGGATATATCAATGGTGCACCAAAAGCTGATGATGTTAAGAAGGTTAGTAAAAAACTTAACAATAAAGGAATGAGTGGATATGAGGAGATTGATGAGATAGCAGTTCAAATTGATAATATTCCTGGTGGGTTAGCAAAAGGTATGACATTAAATGATATAGCTAAGCATCATAATATAAGTCCACAAACATTAAAGAATGAATTTATAAAGGGATATGCGATAGAAAGAGAACACACTACTGATGTTGATATAGCAAAAGAAATTGCATTAGACCATCTCTACGAAGACCCGAATTATTATAGTAAACTTTCTAAAATAGAAATACCATATAACGAAGCATTTACAAAAGGACAATTGTTTGCTGGTAAAATGAAGGTGGGTGGAAGGCCTGTAAATGTAGAAGTTGAATTGGTAGGTTCTGATAATAAAACAAATCAATTCATAACTAAAATTATATATGTTGATAAAGGATATGAAAGACAGTTACCAATAGGTTCTAAGTTACCGATACCTGCTAGAATATTTAGAACACCTGGTGGAGGTTGGAGAAAAATTAAAACACCATCTGCATTTGAAAATGTAAACGAAGCAACTTCATCGGAAATCATAAAAGATTTGGATAAAGTAAAAACTGATTTACTAAAAAAGGTAGATGTATTAATTGCAAAAAAGAAAAAACTTTATTCTAATGTTGATATTGAATCTCCAATGAGTGCAGATGAAAAGAAGTTGGATAAAGATATTGCAGATATATTTTCACAAATAAACCAATTAGTTCTTCAGAAAAGAAGTTTAAAAAAAGAATCAATAAACGAATCACTATTATTGGAAGGTGGTGCGTATGGTCATATGAATCATCCTTTTGATATTGAAATGAATCTTACATTTGGTGATTTAAAACAAATTGTAACAAAGGCTCTTAATGGTGATTTAGATTTAGCAAGAGAAAAGACTGATGGACAAGCATTGGCAATTAGTTGGGTAAATGGAAGATTGGTTGCTGCAAGAAATAAATCACATACAAAAAATAAAGGTGAAGGTGCAATGACTATTGGACAAGTTGCGCAACAATTTGCTGGTAGGGGTGCATTAACTGATGCATATACATTTGCTATGAATGACCTTTCCAAAGCAATATCAGCATTATCAGAACCACAACGTAAAAAGATATTTAAAGATGGTGCTTGTTTTATGAATTTAGAAGTAATATACCCACAAAATGCAAATGTAATTCCATACGGACAACCATTATTAGTATTTCACGGAACTTTTGAATATAACAAAGAGGGAGAAATTATTGGAGAAAATCAATCCGCTGCATCTATATTAGCTGGAATGATTAAACAAGTTAATAAGCATGTGCAAGATACATACACAATACAAGGACCTCCAATGCAGTCATTGCCAAAATCAGAAAGTCTTTCCAAATTACAAGGAAAATATATATCGATGATTAATAGGCTTCAAAAAGAATTTAATTTATCGGATAGTGATGGGGTAGCGGATTATCATCAAGCGTGGTGGACGGATTTTGTTGAAAAAGGTGCAAAGAAATTAGATATTGGTTCAAAAATAGGATTGGTTAAAAGATGGGCGTTTGGTGATAAATCAATGCGTATAAATCAAATACAAGATGATAAAATAAAAGCTTGGGCAGATAAAACTGATAAACAAGACCAACAAAAGATTATGAAAAATAATATTATGAAATTTGAAGAAATCTTTTTAGGAGTTGGTGCAGATGTATTAGAATTTATGGAGTCAGTATTAACCGCAAACCCATCAGATGCAACAAAACAATTAAGAAACGAATTAGGAAATGCTATCAAACAAATAAAAGCATCTGGAAACCCACAAAAAATAGATAAACTTAAAATTGAATTACAAAGGTTAAATACATTGGGTGGTTTTGATAAAATTGTTCCAAACGAAGGTATCGTTTTTGTTTATGGGGGTAATACCTATAAATTAACCGGAGCATTTGCACCATTAAACCAAATTTTAGGTATTTTTAAATACGGAAGATAATCGTTTTATTTAATTTGATATACTTATATATACAAATATATCAAACGTAATATGGCAAGAGAATTTAATAAAAAATTTATGCACCCAACTCGTAGGAAGTTGGTTGATATGGTAATGCATGGTGCTGAATATGAAAAGGATTCATTTATTTCATTTTCTGGTGCAGATAAAGAAATTGTAAAACGTAAAGTTGGTGAAAAATGGACTGATGAAAATGGTAGGTCTTGGGAACAAACTGCAGGTGGTAGAATAGAATTTTCAGAACTTGGTGATATAATGGCTGAAACGAGAGCTTACTTAGATAAGTTAAATACTTGTAAATCGGATAAGTGTAAAACAATCAAAGTAGGTAGAGTTGATAAAAAATTAATATCTAAAACTGGATATTGCTTACATTGTCTTACGTTAAGAGAAGCTGAAATAAAATACGATGGTTTGTGGAATGAATATGAGGATTATAAGATTTATTCTAATATGATTGCGTATGGTAACGATGTATTAGCTCAATTCAAACAAGCATATAGAGATGCAAAGCAAACTTATGAAGTAGTTCAAGAAGATGGTAAGATTGAAACTTGGAATATGGAAAGAGATGTGGAAGAACTTAAAGCAGAAATCCTTTTGGAAATTGTTAAGTTCGAAGGTGAAATTGAACAGGCTACTAAATTAAGAAATGCGGCTTACGAAAAATTAAAAGATAAAAATTACGATTTAGTAAGACCTCTTAACGATTAATATGAGCACAGGCATAACACAAAAAAAGTCCTTAAAGGAAATAATATCTGATGAATACAAAAAGTGCGCGGTAGACCCGATTCACTTTATGAAAAAATATTGTATGATTCAGCATCCGGTAAGAGGTAAGATACCTTTTCAACTTTTCCCATTTCAGGAAAAAACACTAACTGAATTTGCTGCTAATCGTTTTAATATAGTGTTAAAATCCAGACAAACTGGTATTTCTACTCTTTGTGCCGGCTTTGCACTTTGGAAAATGTTATTTAATAGTGATTTTAACGTATTGGTTATTGCAACAAAACAAGATGTAGCAAAAAACTTAGTAACCAAAGTAAGGGTAATGCATGAATTATTACCTAGTTGGTTAAAAGGTGGTTCTTTAGAAGATAACAAGCTTTCCCTTCGTTTAAATAATGGTTCTCAAATTAAAGCAATTGCATCTTCTCCTGATGCGGGACGTTCTGAAGCATTATCACTTCTAATATTTGATGAGGCCGCTTTCATTGATGATATTGATGAGATTTGGGTGGCTGCACAATCTACTCTTTCAACGGGTGGTGCGTGTGTTGCGTTATCTACTCCGAATGGTGTGGGTAACTGGTTTCATAAAACTTGGATAGGAGCAGAAGATGGTACAAATCCATTTAGTACAATTAAATTACATTGGACAGTTCATCCTGAAAGAGACCAAAAATGGAGAGATGAGCAAGAGAAATTATTAGGAGTAAAAAAAGCAGCACAAGAATGTGATTGTGATTTCGTATCTTCGGGTGATACTGTTATTGATCCCGAACTTCTTATGTTTTATAAAGAAACATATTGTAAGGACCCAATTGAAAAGACTGGATTCGATGGAAACCTTTGGAGATGGGAATATCCATCGGCAAATGGTTCGTATATGGTTGTAGCGGACGTTGCCAGAGGTGATGGTAGTGACTATTCTGCGTGTCATGTAATAGATGTAACCAATGCAACGCAAGTGGCAGAATATAGAGGTAAAGTTGATACAAAAGATTTTGGAAATTTCTTAGTTAATCTTTCAACCGAATATAATGATGCATTACTTGTGGTAGAGAACTCAAACATTGGTTGGGCGTGTATTCAACAATGTATAGATAGAGATTATAAAAACTTATTCTATATGAGTAAGGATTTAAAATATGTAGATGTTGAACATCAGATGAAAAATAAATACCGAGCAGATGAAAAACAAATGGTAGCGGGATTTTCGACAACATCTAAAACCCGTCCACTTATTATTTCTAAATTGGATGAATATTTTAGAGAAAAATCGGTAACAATTCGTTCCAATCGTTTAATAGATGAGTTATTTACTTTTATATTTATAAATGGTAGAGCTGAAGCTATGAAAAGTTATAATGATGACTTAACAATGGCATTATGCATTGGGTTGTGGGTTAGAGATACTGCACTTCGTTTAAGACAGGAAGGAATAGACCTTACTAAAAGAGCTTTAGGTGGTATAAGTTCCAATCAACAATACGAAGGAGTATATGGCGGAAACAATATGGATGATAACCCTTGGAAAATGAAAATTGGAGATGATATTGAAGACTTAACACAATGGTTGTAAAAAATGTAGTGTTTTGACAATTTACGATATTTATGATATATGTCAAAATAAAATAAAATGATTAGACTTAAAAATATCTTAAATGAAGATGAATATGTAGATAACGCATATTCTTTGGGTGATACTCCACAAGACAATCCAATTGATGATTATGATGAATTGGATGTTGAGCAAGAAGATATGGATGATTTTATAAACTTCTTAAAGGGGTATTCAACGCAATTGGAAGAAGCAAATTGCAATTGTGTGTACGAAGCCGAATATCAGGGTAGAGATGTTAAGTTAGGTAAACCAACACAAGGTGATGTTAAGAAGTTTAAAGTTTATGTTAAAAACCCAAAAACAGGAAAGATAATTAAGGTAAACTTTGGACAAAAGGGAATGAACATTAAAAAAAATAACCCAGGAAAGAGAGCAAACTTTAGAGCAAGACACAATTGTGATAATCCAGGTCCTAGAACAAAAGCAAGATATTGGTCTTGTAGAAAATGGTAAAATAAATTATGGCAGAACAAGAATTAGATGATAGAAGTTTCTTTGGTAGGTTAAAGAAATTATTTTCAACAAACGCAATTGTAACCGTTGATAAAGATGGTAAGCGTAAAGTTGTAGATACTGAAGAACGTCAATCAAGCACAAACTTTGTAAATCTTAAAGATAGATATACTAAGTTACAAAGGTCTTATTATGAAAATAATCAAGGAGCCCAATCAATGGCATATCATCAAGTTCGTAGAGAACTTTTTAGAGATTACGATGCTATGGATTCAGACCCAATTATTGGTTCAGCGCTTGACATATATGCAGATGAATCTACAACTAAAAATGAATATGGTGATGTTCTTCAAATCAAATCTACAAATGAAAATGTAAGAGATATGTTACATAATTTATTCTATGATATAATGAACATAGAATTTAATTTGTGGCCTTGGATTAGAAATTTAGTAAAATACGGTGATGCTTTTATAGCATTAGAAATTATGCCTGGTAAAGGTATTATTAACGTTGCTCCACATTCAATCTACAATGTAGAGAGATTAGAAGGTAGTGACCCTAATAATCCTGATTATGTAAAGTATAAGGTTGAAATGGACCGTTTTGGTAAAAAAGAATACGAGCAATATGAGATGGCTCACTTTAGAATGTTATCCGATACTAACTTCCTACCATATGGTAAATCAATGGTAGAGGGAGCTAGAAGAATTTGGAAGCAATTATCGTTAATGGAAGATGCGATGTTAATCCATCGTATTATGAGAGCACCTGAAAAGAGAGTATTTAAAATTGATATAGGTAACATCCCACCACAAGAAGTGGATAACTATATGCAGAAGATTATTAATAAAATGAAAAAAACTCCATTTGTTAATAAAGATACTGGTGATTATAACTTAAAATATAATATACAAAACCTTACTGAAGATTTTTTCCTACCTGTACGTGGTAGTGATAGTGGAACAACTATTGATAACTTACAAGGTTTAGAATACGCAGCTATTGAAGATATTGATTACTTAAAAAATAAATTATTTGCAGCATTAAGAGTACCAAAGGCTTACTTATCATATGATGAGAACGTTAATGGTAAAGCTACTTTGGCGGCAGAAGATGTTCGTTTTGCAAGAACTATTGAAAGAATTCAAAGAACAGTTGTTAGTGAATTAACTAAAATAGCAATTGTACATTTAGCAGCTCAAGGTATTGATGATTCCGAAATGACTAATTTTGAATTAACTTTAACTAATGCATCTACAATCTATGAGCAAGAGAAGGTTAATTTGTGGTCTGAAAAAGTAAGATTAGCATCCGATGTAAAAGCACTTAATATGTTATCTTCGGATTGGGCTTATCACAATGTATTTGGATTATCAGAAGATGAGGTGAATATGGAAAGAGCTAAAGTAGTTTTAGACCTTAAAGATAGATTTAGACATAATTCAATCGAACAACAAGGACAAGACCCAGCAAATCCACCAGAACAACAAAATGTGGAAGAAGAAATCAGTAAATTAAAAACTGAAATCGAATTAAACAGAGGAATTGGCAGACCTAGAGAGGGAAACACATATGGTAAAGATAAACATCCATATGGTAGAGACCCATTAGGTAATAAAGAAAATGAGAAAGAGAGAAAAAGAGAGGATAGAGTATTAAATACAAACGCTAAGAAGCTAGCAAGAGAATATATAAACGGAATTTCATCAAAAAAACAAGTTTTAATTGAAAAAGCGGGTATGCTTGATGAAAAAAATCTATTAGATGATACTAAAATTTAATAAAGAAAAATTTGTTTATATTTATATGTGTTAGTTTATAGGGTAGAATAAATATAGGGTAAGTAAATGAAAAAAATAAAACATTCCAAATTTAAGAATACTGGAGTGTTATTTGAATTATTAGTAAGACAAATAACATTAGAAGTACTTAATGGCGACAAAACTGAAAATGCAAAGAATATCTTAAAAGAATTCTTTTCTCCGAATACGGAGTTAAATAGAGAATTACGTCTTTATGATATATTGTTAAAAGAAAAGTATAGTTCTGAAACAAAAGCCGATAGATTGGTAGAAACTGTATGTGATGCTCATAATAAGCTAAACCACGTTGCACTTTCTAAAGAAAAATTCAATCTTATTAAAGAAATTTCAGAAAAATTTGAAATTGAACAATTTTTAGCATCTCCTATTTCTAATTATAAAACATTAGCATCTATATATAAAGTATTTGAATCTAAAAGAGCAGATGGATATGATATTAAAGATATATTTAATTCAAAGATTACCCTAATCGAAAACATTACATCAAAGCCCGCTCAAAAAACTCAACCAACTGATGAAAAAAAGTTGATTGAAACTTATAAACAACAAGATAAAGACCTTAGATTACTTACCTATAAGATTTTGGTGGAAACTTTTAATAAAAAATATACAAACTTAGATGATTCTCAAAAGAATTTGTTGAAAGAGTATATAAATAACATTTCAAATACTACCAAATTCATAGATTATGTTGGAAAAGAATTACCAAACATAATTGCAGAATTAAATATTATTAAATCAAAACTAAAAGATAGAGTTACACAAATTAAATTATCAGAAACTATATCTCTTTTAGAAAAAATGAAAATTGGAAAAACTGTATCTGATTCTCAAGTTTCATCTATTATGCTTTCTTATGAGCTAATTAAAGAACTTAAATCTAAAGTAAAATAATGGAAGCAAGATTAAAAGAAGCAATTCGTAAATACGTTAGAGAAAGAAACATTCAAAAAACTTTGGATGAAATGTCTGTAACAGCTAATGTTGCTGGATACGATACTCCAAACGCATTTTCAAAACCAGGACAAACTGCTAAGAAAAACAAAAGATTGGCAAATGTAACCGGTGGTGAAGTTGTTGATGATTTAGAGGAAGTAAAGATATTAAATCTAAAGCAAGAAAAAGAAAAACCAACAGCAGCTAAAAAAGAACCAGGTGCGGAAATTGCAGTTATTAGTGGTATGGAATTAGCAGAAAAAAATTTACATTTAGCTGAAAATCGTTGGGTAGCATTAAAAAAAGAAGATGGTTCTGCAAAATCTAAAATAGGTAAAGGTATAACATCTATCAAACAACAATTGGGTGAAGTTGAAAAATTTGTTAATTGGTATTCAAAGTTAAAAACTGAGAATGGTGTTACTAAAGATGATTATTATAAAAGAACACATAAAAGTTTACATAAAATAAAAGAAAGGTTAATGAATCTTTCAGAAAAAATTAGAAATTTATAATATGCCAGCAGTATCAAAAGCACAACAACGATTTATGGGTATGGTTCATGCAGTACAAAAAGGAGACATGGAAGCACCATCTAAAGAAGTTGAAAAAGCAGCTGATAGCATGAGTGATAAAGATGCCAAAGATTTTGCATCAACATCACATAAAGGTCTACCAAACAAAAAAGAAAGTATGAAAATCACTAAAGAAAGACTAAAAGAATTAGTTAAGGAAGTAATGACAGAAGAATCTGAATATCAAGCGTTTTTTGCTAAAGCATTAGAAAAAGCGGGTAAAGGTATTAATGATATGTCTGACGAAGAAAAGAAAGCATTCTTTAATAAAATAGATACCGCTTGGAATGGTAAAGGCGAAAAGAGTGAATCAGTAAGTGAAGATATCGCAGCTGAATTACCAAAAGCAATAATTCCATCAGCCGTTAAACAAAAATTAGAATTAGCGATTGATAAAATTAAAGATGCTAAATTAAATCCTACTCAAAAATTACAATTAGTTGCACAGGTAGTTGATAGTTTAGGTATTGATAAAACTCAATTAGGTACTATTGCTAATAAGATTAGAAGCAAAATGGAATCTAAAAAATAAGAATATAAAATGAAATCACTCTTAATAGAAACAAACCTATTCGAAGGTAAGGTACGAGAAGATGAAGGTGGAAGAACCCTTGTTAAAGGTGTTTTGCAAAGAGCTGGTGCCGAGAATCAAAATGGTAGAGTTTATCCAAAGCCTATATTAGAAAGAGAAGCTAAGAAATACGAAACGTTTATTAAGGAACGTAGAGCATTAGGTGAATTAGACCATCCGGATTCTACTGTAATTAACTTAAAGAATGTTTCACACAACATTAGAGAAATATGGTGGGAAGGTGATGATTTATGTGGAACTGTTGAAGTTCTATCTACTCCATCTGGTAATATCCTTAAGGAATTATTGAAAGCTGGTATCCTATTAGGTATCTCATCAAGAGGTATGGGTTCAACTAAACCTTTAATTGGAATTAAGGTTGAAGTAACCTAAGATTTTGAATTGTTTGGTTGGGAATTTGTATCTAACCCCTCAACGCATGGAGCATTTATGGTGCCTGTAAACGAATCCGTAAATAGAGGTTTACA